TGAATTTCAAAATATCTGATGTATTCTTTCTCTTATCTGCTGCATCCAATTCTGCTCGCATATTAACCATATTTTTAAGATCTGACATTGTTCTCTCATACACCATTTCTTCTTTCTTGTTATCGGAAGTTTTTTGTTCTGGTTCTTCTTTCTTTGGTTCTTCTTTAGGATCTTGCATCTTGTCAGTAGGTGTTACGCTTGTAATAGGTGCTTCATCCTCCATATCGGTTTGATCTATCTTCACGTTGGTGTTTGCGATAAGCCATTGTCTTGCCTCGCTTCTTCTCAATATATTATCTCTAAATGATGTGATTACGTCTGAGATGGTTGCTTCCTGTTTTTGAGGAGATTCAAAGAACACTTGTAGGTCTGCAAGTTTTACTCTTTTACCTCTGGTCCTCAAGTATGGTAAGATACAGTTTAGTTTAATCTGATTTGCTAATCTAACTTGGATTCGTTTTACCTTTCTAAGCAATACGGAATCGGTACTCTCTGATGCTGCTCTAGCAGTAAATCCTGCGTTGAAGAATTGTAATGGGAATTTAGAACCAGGCTCTAACAGATCTCTTTGCATATGCTCGATATATCCCTCGAATTTACTGTTGCCTGCTGTCTCTATAACCTTGACATCAAATGCTTTATCCGTAACTATCTTTGATCCTTTCTTCATCTTCTTTAGGGCATCTGCCTGAGTCTTGATAAACTGTTCTCCAGCATCTTCAAAGTGAAACATTACTGTTGGATCAGCATGACCTTGAAATATCTTTGGCATTGCATCTTCAATCTGTTTCATTTGAATTAATGGTGAATCATATATATCTCCAGTTCTAGGATCTTCATAATCTGATAATATTGAGTGGAACAGTCCTCTTGCGAATGGTTCTCTTGCAACATTAGTTAATTTGAAATGTATTACCTCTGTTGGTTTGAAAAATATGTCTTTATCGTTAACGTGTTGTACATATCGTTTAATGTGACCTTTTGCGTTTCTTGTAATTGATTCTATGGTAGTTATTGGTATCTCAACAAACTCATCATTGGTTGGTGACTTTTCAATTATCCAATTTCCAGTTCCAAGATAGGAATGTATTCCATCTTCCAAAAATTCATCAAATCCTGACTCTTCAAGCCACTCATTTACCATATCTTGTATTTTTATGTTCTTTGCTGTTACCTTTAGCCCTTTTCCTATGATCATTTGGTTGTATGTCTCTATTGCTAGGTTCAATCTACCGTCTTTGTTAATTGCATCCAAAGTCTCTATAAATGGTCTATCTGGTGACAATTCATCTTGCCAATCACTCTGATTAACCTCACTTTTGTTACTAAAAGTCTCTAAAACCTTGATAGTTCCTGAATAAGTATCTTTTTTACGTGATTTTTTAGGTAAAACTGCCTCTTTTGGGTACAAAACATCTCCATTTGACCTAATTATTGGCTTCATATAGAACTTTTACTCTACTTTTGATAAATAGAAGTAAAAAGGCATCAATGAAGGTATAACATAAACCTTTGCTGCTATTGCTATCGGTTGACAATAGGTATTCACAGTTCTTGCCTTAGAACAATAAACTAAATATGATAATCTGTAATAATAGTGTTTCTAATCAAAGTCTAAAAATATATCATCAGATCCATTTACTCCAACAGCAGTTAATCTACTACCAGATACCTCTAATCTTAATCTAATTTTAAAAATTCCTGAAATAGTCGGTGTTTGTGATTGAATGAACTTTACAAGGAACGTACCATTGGAATTTAGCGTAAGAATATCATCTGATGAAAATATTGTGCCACCTGACTGATCTATAATTCTAAAAGTTCCAGAAAATCCTGATATGTCTCTTACGGTTGTAAATGACGAATCATCAAATACCGTTCCTGACAGATCAAAGTTTGCAGAGTCAGTAAAGTCTCCTTTAGCCCAGTTCATTTGATCCATTTTAAGAAAAAGTACCATAATAGTTTATATACGTATCGGTATTAATAAAGTATATATGATTAAGAGCAGAGGACCACCTCCAATAACAATACGTCATAAAGCATCTGTCAAAGGAAGCAAGAAACCAATCCGTAACGAAACAATAGAGGAACTTGCAAGAAATCATTGCTATGAGGTCGTAAGATTTGATTCACACCTGCCTGACAGAGTATGTCTGGAACAGTTACGTCAAAACACAGATCCTAACGTAATTCTATACATTGCATTGATGAGAGGCATTACCCCGATCATGACGATAGGTCAGTTCAAATCATTTATCGTTTCATTTGCTGAAATCAAAGATAAAAAGCAAACCCGAAAAATTCCAAGCTATAAGGTCTAGCCCACTCCTGCTAGAGTTCCTGATCCCATCTTGTAATAGTACAAGGCAAGCAAAAACGCATCACCAAGATCGAAAGGATTTTGTGTCGTCTTGTTAGTACCGCCCTTGCTGTTAAATTTAATTGTCATTAACTGTATTTTGAGTTTCTTGAAGATTGGGTGAATCTCGACCTGCTGGAAATCTACAGCGTTTGCTGCATAGTTTAGCATCTTCTCTCCGTACTGATTAAAGTTGATTGACTGTACGTTCATGTGTTCCTTGTCTCTAAGATCTCTTATGCCCTCAGGCCATGATCCATCTACAAAGCAACGTTTGGTCTTGAACTTCATGGAGAGGTTCTTGACTTTGTTGATAATGTCAATGTAACTAGCTCTTTCAAAAGCTTCTGCATGAATAACAGATTTCTTTCCTTTTCGCTTTTGCATAATACATATCCCAAATTCCGAAGAACCGAATCCTGGATCAATTCCAATAACTCGATCATTTGTGTCGTCATTGGCTGTCCAGGTGTACTGTTCAGTACAACATAGTTCAATGCCTTCTGGAGAGAATATATCTCCGACGTTCTTTCCCCAGACTCCGAGATATTCTCTTTCATAAGATCTTGCCTTTCCTGCTTCCTCTAGGAAACGTGGTGAGAAGATTGAGCTCTTAGTTTTCGGATCTTTTTTAAGACCTGCTTCAACATAGAAATGGAATCTTTCATATATGGTCGCCTCGACTCCTTTGGAAGGTTCTTGCATAATGTCGTAAAAAAAACCACTCGGTTGTTCTCCTGCTGTAGATACCCAAATAACCCAAGAATCTGACTTTCCAATATATCTCTCTCCGACGGTTCTAACAATGCTATCATCTCGAAGTTTGAAGAAAGCGGCTTCATCTCCAAAAAAGAGACTAACTTTTGGCTTACCTCTAGCTGAATGGATGTTATTCGACGGATAACATTTGATCCTTCCTCCGTTGACATCAAGTTCGTAAGCACCATGATCTACATAACCTAATCCTCTCTTCATTAAAAAACCTTTTGCTCTTAGTATCAAGTCCTGTGCCAAATCAACGTTAGGTCCAGTAATTACCATAGCCTCTTTTCCCACAAACCATACGTCAGTCAGACACTTCCATAGAATCCACAGCAATACAAATTCCGTAAGTCCTAGTCCAGTTGCCTTGTAAACGCAAAAGCACTTGCCAACAGTATGATCCCTTTGAGAGTCAAGTCTTTACATTTGCATCTTGTCAAGTATGTCAATCTCATACGCATACAGAGGATGATATATTCCATCTCTTTCTGGTCCTCCATTTGGATAGAATATGTAATGCCAAAAACAGCAATCGTTCTTTTCCGAGAGAGAATCCTTGCACCAGAATATTCCTGGTACTTCTGGTATGTCACGACTTGCTGCCTGTGCAAGTATTGCGTGAGTCTCCTTACTCGCTAGACCTTTCACTCTTGATTACCTCTGGTATTGCTCTAGCAGGTCTGAGTTTCTCTCTTTCCAACTTTAGTTTCTTTACTTGTAATGGCAATGCTGAATCCTGTAACATCTTAAACGAATCTAACTTAATCTCATGTCTGAACCTTGCCAACCTCAGATACAGATCCTTGTCCATGTCCTCAAGTCCTTTCTCCTTTTCATGATACATCAAGGTTTGAATGTCAGTAACGTCATTCTCAAATCCTGTCCTGGCTCTCATAAACTCTCCGATATACGTGTCCATAGCATCTTCGGATATGTTGTCCTCCATTTCCTTTTCAATCTGTTTAATATGATAGTGTACTCCTGCTGGGGTGGTCTTGCCAAACTGTGACATCAACGCTGTGTCCTTGTTTATCTTCTCGGCTATTCCATATGCGTTCTCACTAAAGAACATCCATTGATTGAAGATGTAATCATGAAATTCCTTTGAGAGTTCAGGTCCTCTAGTCCGAGTCATTGTACCTCTGTTCGACCTCGCATACCATACACCATTTGCTAAAACTTGGTTGGCCACATTTTTCACATTGATGTATGTCTCTAAGATAGTCTTTACCGTTAAAGGATTTACGTAATCCGTTTATAAACTCTTTAAGCACAACATTTTTAAATACTGCCTTGCTTAATATACCTATAATGACAACACCAAGAGGAGTCAAGAGATCAATATCAGGATATTTGACTCATAACTACTGTACATTTTGTTATAAATGGATAAAACACAAGCCAAAATACTGTCCTGACTGTAACAGATGTGCAAGAACTAATAGTAAATATGTAAAAAATAAGTTGGTTAGTAGAATTGGGTAAGGCATACGACAGTTGTATCTGGTGTACTTTGGAAGAAAAGTATGATATTAAACTTACGGATCATTTTTGTAACGAGATTAAGGTTGAGTAAAGATTGTGCCAACTTTCATTGTAACAATGTAACAATGGGGTGTAGGATTAGATGCGGTGTATGCAGAAGAAATCATAAACCTAAATGTATTGGATGTGATACTGACGTAAGTTCAGAGAGGGCATTTATGTGCAAACCATGCAAGTATTTCAAGGACTTAGAGAAGGTCAGGACATGGTACAAGAAACATGGCTACCCAAAAAAGAAAGTAATTTTAAAAATACCGTAAGAGACACTCTTTTCAGGTATCTAGAATCCACAACTCAGAGTGTCAATGGTTTAAGAGGGCTACCGTAACGTTTGGGTAATCCCTGACAACCAACGTATCTAATATACGCCCTTATTTAAACTTTGCAGCACTCACAATCGCCACAGTCTTTCTCATGGTCAAAGTGGTCCTTGCATTGCTCACATACGTGGCCTATCTTAGTCATATAATATTTACTTGTACATACTATACAGGAAGTGATGGGCGAAGCCCATCCAAAAAGAAAAGCAATGGTAACATTGGGACATTTATGCAAAAAAACTTTATTTCTAAAAAGAATAGTAAAGAAACTTCTTAGACAGAAAAGTCCCAAACCCATCCAAAAAGAAAAAGACTGAGAAAAAAAACTATACGTATAGTATTATATTATATATTATATATTATTATTATATTATTATAGTTTATATTCTATCTTTATCTTGGGTTATCATGAGGAA